TCATAGACGAACCGTCACGGTGAGGTCGCGCCCTGGTAGTAAAGAGCCGCTGAATCCCGACACCGGAGTCAATGTTACGTTTATCGTGACAGACGCACCTTCCTGGAGGGGGGGAAGCCAGGTTCCATCTACAATCGCGTTTGCATTGTTGTTGCCGGAGTCGATCTCGAGACTGCAATATATCGTGCCGTTCTGAACGACATCGATGCTCGTCGTGTACCCGCTGGCTGGTTGCAGGACGGAAGCCCTGATATCGCGAACCGCATGGGTAGCCCCGATGGCGACCGGGGGAGCGGCACTCTGCTGGGTCGCAAGGAACCCGCTCACCTGAAGAGTGAATTGTCCGCCCGAGAGAGTGCGCAAACCGGATTGGCCGCCAGACAAGTAGCAGACTTCGGTTGACAGTCCGTCGCCGAACGAGTTTGTCATGTAGAGCTGAGCCGCTGCCACGCGCGCATCCGGAAGGCTGAAAGGATGGAGGAAGTTCTGAGACGCGCGATTCTCAAAGAAACCCGGCGCGAACGGAACGACGATGGTGGTGGACTGTAGAGGCATCACGGCATCGCCACCGGCATGTGGAGTCGCTCCGCATCCGATGGCGGCTCGAGACACTTGATACGTATTCGCACCCGTGGACGAAATCACAGCCATGATCTCGGATCCCACCTGCAGGAGTGTACCGACCGTGAAATTTGACGCCGGGCCGCTGATTTGCACGGTACTGAGGGAGGAATCGAGCGCGGCTGCAAGCGAGTAAGAGGTGGGCGTCTGCAGTTCATTCCAGGAGTAGACCTGAAGTGTTCCACTCGTAATCGAGGACGCGTTGGAGAGATCAGAGAAATCTACCTGCGAGAGCTGCAGGAGACCGGCCCCAGGCGCAGTGAGAGTGAAACTCGGAGCGGCGGGGATTCCGACATCGACATTCCCGCCGCCGAGATACCAGCGTGTCAGTGTAGAGAGCTCGGCATCCGCTTCCTGATTGTTGACGTTTGCCGAACGTCCCAGAATTTGAATGGCCGTGCCCTTTTGATACGGAATCTCGAAGCGTGCGGGACTGGTCGATGTTACAGCAGCGAATTTCCAGGAGCCGTCCACGATGACGAACTCGCTGGTCGCATCGGGAACAACGGACCAGGCTGGCGTGACCGTCAGAGTTGTCGCTGTGTTGCTTGCAATAAGCCGCTCCTGATTGCGTCCCGTTCCCTCTATGATTCGCACGACCATGCCAGAGTAAACGAGCGGCGTTGCACCCATATTGCTCCAACCGATCGTTGATTGGGAGGAAGTATCGGCCGTGAACGGTCCGGCAAATTCCTGCCGGTAATAGAAGTTGGCGTGATCGAAGCTGGCATCGGGCGGCCCGAAGGGCGTGGGGCCCGATCCGGTATCGGTATACTGCGCGGCGATTGCTTGTGGAACAGCCGTTATGCGGTACAGCTGCTGCGGCGTACTTCCGCGATAAACATGGAACTGGCTGGCCGCCTGCGGGAAGCTCAGTCCCGTTATCGTAACGGCGTTCGTGTTGGTTGTATTAGGAACCGGAACGGGAATTGTGTAGGATAACGGTCCCTCGTTGCCATTCGCATCGACGGCGCTCACCGCGTAATAGAGATTGCTACCGCCCGCCAGCGAACCACCTGCCGTGGCGATTTGCGGGCTCAGGCTGACCAGCGGAAGATTTGGAATCGCGGTGCTCGGGTTGCGCGGCTGCGAAAACGATACGGTAAAGATGTCTGTCGCGGATCCGTCGGTGCTGCTTTGTATTTCTTCGGCGATGCCGAAATCGAAGTACTCGAAATTGCCCTTGCTGTCGTCGTGCGCAATCAGTCCAATGAGCGGCCGTGGCGTCTGGATGAGGCTCGCCGGCTGCCGGCCCGCATTCATCAGAACCGAAGTATTATCGCTGTACCAATCGTCGTTGTGAATCTGGGCGACAATCTGGACCGTTTGGTAGTTCATCGACGGCGAGAGGCGAACCACCCGAAACGGGGTGCGTTCAAATCCCTCTTTCAGATAGGTAACAGCAATAATGTCTCCCGGGCGGATTTTGAATCCGCGGAAACTGGTGGCGAATTCGATGAACAAATTACCGGCCGTCGACTTATCGAGCTGGCGTAAGAGCACGCGCGTAGCCTGGCTGAAATTTGCAATGCCGAGCGCCATTGATTGGCTGCTGATTTCGTAGCCAATCAGCGCGGAATCGTCGGCATTCACGAGAGACAGGCTGTCCTGCTGATACTCATTGGCCTCGTCCTGGAATTCGACACTCAGGCGATTCGATGTTTCGGCGATCGTGCGACTGGTTAAGCGAACGCTCGAGCTTCCGTCGGCATTGCGCATGATTCCGGAGAATGGTGCCGAGCCGTCGCTGAATTCGTAAACGGGCCAGCCTCCATTCAGGGGCGCTGTACTGTTACTGCCGTCGGGCAGGGCGGGCTGCTGCCGCGAGATCGTGGTCTCCGGCAGTAGCTGCAGCAGCCCACTTACTCCGTATCGCAGCATAAGACTGGACGCGATTCGTATTCCGCGCACAACGGTAGCTGCACTCTGCAATTTGGTCAGGATCAGGTTGCACTCGTAGCGTGGCACCTGAATTGAGTTACCGTTCAGATCGGTCGTGCTGATCAGCTCCTGACAAAACTGTGCAGCGTTGGCGAAGCTGGCGATATCCAAATCAGATACGGACCAGCCGCAGCGCTGCAGAATATCGAGAATCACCCAGGCGGGATTGTTGCTGAAGGCCGTCTGCTGAAATGAGCCGTCGAGATTGTAGACGTCAACCGCGATACCTTGTAACAAGACCTCAACGTCAGGAAGCGAGCGGCCACTGCATATGCGATTCGGTACGACGGCCGAAAGCACAGCAAGGCTTCCATAGGGATCACCTAGCGGGTTTCCGAGGGCGTCGGTGAAATCGAGATTGAAGTTACCCTGGCGCGTCCCCGGGGTGACCAGTGAATACCATCCAGTTACGGTCATGTCCTGACCGGGAACGGCCAGCGGAATCTCTACATCATTCACCACGACCTTGAGAACGTTTTGAATTGCCCCGCCCCCAAGCAGAACTTCCATATGGGTGAGGTTGCCGTCGTTACGCGCGAAAATGAGCGGCGCCTTCAGCCAGCCCGTGCCGTACACAAGTGGCACCGGATCGTTGAACTTTGCCGAGTTACTCAGAATCGGTGAGACATGAGATGTCTTCTGACCTGCCGTCCTCACGTTAATAGCAGATGGCACGAATTCAAACGCACCGAATCGCCTGGTCACATGCACAGCGGCATCGTGATCGAACATGCCGCGCTGGATACAGTTTGCACGCGTCTTGTCACAGCTGGTGAAGGGTTGGCCGGCGTTGAGGTTGCCCACGCCTCCCGGGACATCGGCGGAGTAGCCACAACGGTAAAAGCGTGAAAAGCGTCCGAGGGCCCCGCCATCCTTAGCTTCTGTACGCTGGGCTAATGTCGTTGGGAAATTCCAGGGGCAGGTCCGCTGAATCCGTGTATCCGGAACGGGAACCCGTTGCAGGCTCAACTTATTCGAGAACGTGATGGCACATTCGGTTTCGGTGATCGAATCAGGATCGCCCGCAACACCGCGAAACAAAACTGTACTCTCGGTTGTAATTGCTCCGGTTGAGAGATTCGCAAAAGCAAAGTAGACAGTAAGTTGTGACCCTTTGAAGCCTATGGCAGAGTTCAGCTCAGACAATGCCGAGTCGGCGTTTGCCAGTGTAATCGACAGATGGGATAGCCCGTCCATCGCATCATCTGACGACAACTGCAGATCAAAGAGGTTGTGCTTCAGCACACGGGCGGAGTAAGCGTTGCCATTGAAAGTCATAGAATGCGTGCACCAGTATTCGGTATCGCCGGATGGCAACACACATTCGAAAAAGAGTAGCGGCGTGTCAGCCTGACGTAGTTCCTTGATCTGATTGATGAGTGCCATAAGGATTATGAAGACGGGTTCGTCATCGCCTCAATGGTGAAGGCGGTTGAGTACAGGTTGGGAGCTTCTGCGGAAACGGGTAAGGCGTCAACGCCCCAATGTGCATCTGTATAGATGGCGGACTGGCTCAATGTGGGGCGATAGCGTGAGGGCAACGGCTGTGCCTCAAGCTGCGGACCGAATAGCGTCACTTGTGCGCCCGCCGGAATGCCAAACGAGACCGTTATTCCGGGACCTGTATCGGCCAGGGCGCCGCTTGATGTTACTCGATTCCATTGATTTGTGAGCTGGACCGTACTTGCCTGCGCCGTCGCGGGACCGGTTCTTGTTATTTGCATTGATGTGGCCTGCTGGCTGGATGCGTAGACGGACAGGCAGTACTGGTAATTCGCAGGAACGTACAGCGCCTGCGACAACTGTGCATTGATTTGGGAGTTATTGGTGAGTACAAAAGCGCCGGTGCCGCCATTGGGATCGAGTGCGTTTGCCCTTACGCTCAGCCCAGGCGAAGCCATCCAGGGACTCGCCAATAAATTTGCACTCTGTTGCAGCATGTTGTCGGTGGGATCAATGAAAATGAACGACCCAAACCGTCCCTGGCAGCTTGTAAACAGTCCGGTAAGCGCGCTTACTTCCTGCGCGGTCAGGTCCTGATAGGCGAGTTCCCAAATGATGTGACCGGCTTCCGGATCGGGAAATAGTACAAGTGAGCCGTCGGGCAGAACATTTCTAATGTTGCGTGTCGCAATGTTTTTTCTTATTGGGTACTGCGCCAGCGCACCTGTCGCAAGCTGCGGGAAGAAGAGATTAGCCATAAGTTTCAATGATCCAGAAGGAACTGGCTGCGTTATCGGTTTCCAGATATTCGGTCACGAGGGTGTCATCTCCTAAGCGGCAGAAAGGCACGCTGGAGCCACTGATCGGATCCGGAAAGTCAAATGTGGAATAACCTCCGAGCTGGCCGCGGAAGAAAGCCTCGAGCGAACTGATTTCGTCTTCATCGAGTAGGTCGAGGTGTATCTGCCAGGCGCGAAGCGGGCGAGCATGTGTCATATAGCGCTGATCCGTTCCATCGAGAAAGCGAATGACCTGGCTCGCCTGCCCGGTCATGGCCTGGAGCGGGTATTGCGTAACAGAGCCGGTTTTCAAGAGTGGAAACGCCGCCATCAGAGCTCCGCGATTACGTCGTTAAGCGAACTGGATGTAAGCAGGGCCTGCTTCACGGCTTGAGCGACTTCGGCACTGTGATATTGCAATGTCGGTTGCGCAGCGGACGTTCCGTAGATATGGCTCGGGGCGGGTCCGGATTGTGCGTGGGGCGCTAAGTAGACCGTTTGCGCTTGCGAACTCGGAAGCTGAAAAAGCGACAGCGGGGGTGGACTCTTTTTTCCGGATCCGAACAGGCTGAAAATCCCGGAGAGAATTCCACCGAGGCCGCCGATGGCGCCCAGAATGCCGCCGCCTCCGCCGAAAACGCTGGAGATGCCGCCGCGCGCTGCCTGGCTTAATAGCCGGCCCCAGTTATTGCTAGTGGAAGACGTGGTGGTCCGGTTATCGGAAGGCGATCCAAATTTGATAGCTGTCGTCCGCGAACCGCGGCTGCTCCATGGCTCCGAACGAAGCTCGTTTTGCGAACCGGCGCGTGTCGTCTTGCGGGAGTTGGTGTTGCCGCCGGTTCCGCTCGACAGCAGATCTACTCTTTCGTTCCGTTTTGCCATTCAATCCTCATTTCGATGTTCTTCAAGCCAGCGCAAGATACAGCTCGTCGTTGGCATTGCCAAGAGCCGTGTTGTTCTCAAATTCCCAGCTAAGGCGCGGGCGTGTGTCGTCGTAGACCGGGACGGCGGGGACCATGTTCGGCAGATAGACCGCGAGAAGCTGACCCCGCTGGTTCCCCAACTGCAAAATCAGCGACAGCGGTGCTCGCGCCTTGGCAGCCGCGTACAGCGCCACCGTTTGCGCCTCGTCGGTTGCCAGCAGGCTGAGACGGGTCAGAATGTCGCGACGGCCGCAGGTAAACGCGCGAGGGGTCAGGGAACCGTATTCGCGGTTGCGAAGCTCGATATTGTTTTTCAACCGTACCGAACCGTCAGTTACCGTGAAGAACTGACTGGCCGGGGTCCCGATCCATAACTGTCCCAGATTGCCCGGTACGACTGCATAGTTGAGCGGCGCGACTGGGGGTTCGACGGGAAACGATGTGATACTTCCGCCGGCACCGACATTGGCGGAATCGATTAAATCCGACGCAGTTCCGCTGAAGCTGAATTCGTGATACGGCCCGTCGATGCTGATTGATAGAAGATCAACAACTGCTCCCGTGAGAATCCGGCTCACAGCCGTGACCGGGTCCCAGTAGTCGTAAATCGATAAGCTCGGTAGATTCGTTCCAAGCCGGTACGTCACAGCCGGGTCGCAGGCCGCACCTGCAGAAAGGGCACTGCTAAACGGAGCATTCAGGAAAATGGTTTGCGCGTCCGGGACGGCTGTTACAAAGCGAATCTCTCCGCTAAACGAAACAGCTGAGCCGACAGCTAAGCTATGCGCGGCGGCGGTCTGAATCTGGAGGCCTTGTGCATTTGCGACACTTAACGAGCCGCTAATACTGGGCGCTCCCCCGCACGCCGCCTGAAATAGAGCACCATAGGCGTTGGTAGCCGGGTCGGGGGAAGACACAAGGTAAGTCTCCACGTCGAAACTAGCTTCGCTCCGAACCGGGGAGGAGCTGGTGAGCAATGTCCGCCCTCCCGTTTTGTCCCGGCGCTGCACGGCGTGATAGACCTGTCGAGCATGAACGCGAAAGGCCGGGAACCGATTGGCTGATGTGATAATCGCCGGTACACCAAAAGTGCTCTCCGGCACCGCATAACTGCGGTTGGCGTTCGAATATATATAGCTGCTCATGGCTGCCTACCCGGCACTTACTCCAAGACTTACTGTCAACCGTGCTGATTGAACAAAGCCGAGACCACCGGGCCTTGGCGCTGTGAACTGCACATCGTATGCGCCCGAGTAAAACAGCCCGTTCCCCCAGTCCCCCACACTCTTTTGGAGCAGTTCCGAGCAGCATTCCGTGTAAACGTGAATCCATGTATCGGATTGAGATACAAAGTCACCGCTACTCCAGATCTCTGCGACAACGGTCAGAGTGCCCGAAAAGGCCCGAAACTTTTCGACTTGAGTGTTCTTCAGTCCGCTGGTGTAAATGTTGATGCGCGGATAAGTCAACTGGACGTTTCTATCCGCGAGGTCAGGCGCGGCAGACGACAGAACAATTTCTGAGACTGGAATCGGAGGAACCGAGGTAGTGAGTGCAGTGTTTGCCGCCGAAATTAGGCCGGTAAGATCGTCGCCCGGACTCGCGCCGGTTGTTAGCTTTGCCAGTAACGTTTGAGCTGCTAGAAGTGACAAAGGTGTCATCTCGTTAGCCTCGCCGGATTTCGTTCGCCAGCGCGATGTAGAAACTCGGCATCTGTCCGTTGATTGGCTGCGCCCCGGAGATCAGCCCCGACGCGGGCATATCCCAGGCGGCTCCAATCACAAGCGGCGCCATGTTCTGCCGGCTCAGAGTCTGGGCTGCGGTGCCTGCATAGATGTTCCATCCCACAGCTGCCGAAGGCGCCTGCAGCGCACCCTCATTCATCGCTACGGCGATACTTGAGCTATTGGGCATGCTGATAGCATTCGCATCGCTCAGCGCACTTTCGTTGCCGCTGGAGTCGACCCACGCCGTCTGAACAAAGATTGTTTGCGCGGGGGTCGTCCCGCTCTGCACTGAGACAAGAGGCAGTGCAGGCTTGGGTAGCGGTGCATAAACGATGCCGACACCCGCCAGAAAGAAGAGATTGGCAGCGTTCTTTGCCTGCTGTTGATACTCATTCCACTTGCCCTGATATCGGGTATTGAGTTGCACGTTGTAAGCTTCGGCAAAGACTCGAGCCAGCGACTCGAAGCAGATCCAGCGATGAAGGGCGGAGGTAACCACCACTGTTGAAAGCCCGAGTACTCGCCTCGTCAGCCACTGTGGATCGGATGCCCCGGCGTTCAAAAGCCAGAGCATGAGCCTGTCACCGATCGCATTCATCGCGACGGCAATTTTGCCATCCACGTCGATTCCATGCGAAGACGCAACCTGGCCAAGCGATGCTTCAAAGGGAAGTAGATCATCGAGTGTGACAATATCTGGATCGGTGAACAGGGCCATATTCGCTCCTACTTCTTGGCCGCAGGACGCTGCGTCGGGTCAGGAGGGTTGCCGGCCCGCGAAGCTTCGCTTTCCGTTACTACGGTCACTTGTAGCCTTTGCGCCAGCTCGGATCGCTGAGCCGCGGCCCTGGCGGCCTTCTGATCTTCCAGGAACTGCTCCTTTTCCGCTTTTGTTGAGAGAAGCGCCCGGCCTTCCGTAATCATCTTTGCGGCAACCTCGCGCGGCACCTCAGTAACAACACCCGGTTTGCCACCGTCCGGCGTTTCCAGACTCGTCACAAAAACGTGCGCGTCCGGCATATTGCTTTCGATCTCGCGAATTCTGCGAAAATACTGTCTTAAATCCATAACTCTCCCTTGTGCAAACAAAAAGGGAGCTCTTGCGAGCTCCCTGCACTACCGGACTGTTGCTACTTACTAACTATTCACCTGGACGCCAAAGGTGTTACGCAGCACACCGCAGCCATAGAGCACGTCTACGGTGAACTGCTGAGCCAGGGTATTCGGCTGATAACTCATCACGATACGCAATCCAAAGTTCCCCAGCTCGGCATATTCAGCCACGGCACCAGTTCCGGGAAGCGGTTGCGGGAGCCGCCGAATCACGAGGCCGATGGCATCGCGTGCGAACGCTAAGTTGTGAGTATTCGTGGTTGTCGTACCGGTCGTCTGAACAAATTGCGAGCGGAAAATGAAGAAGTCTTTCATCTTGCCGACATTGCCCTCGACGAGTGCCTTCAGACCAGCCTCGCCCGATGAATAGTATTCACTGAAGCGCGGGATCTGGCGAATCTGGGAGTAAGTGTTCGAATCTACAACCAGATACTTCGGCGCGCTCGGCGGCACTTTCGCGTTGAACAGCGTTGTCTCCGCCGCATCGATTGTCGCTTCGGTTACCGGCGTACTCGCGGCGCCCACGGGGGTGTTCGCCGTAAATTGCCCGTAAAGCCCAAGCAGATCGCGCTCAATACGCTCCGCAATGGCAACAACGGCTGGTTGCATGTACGTCTTCAGCAACTCCGGATACGCGAGCGCTTTTGTCACGTCCGGAATCTGGAACGATGCTTCAGCATGTGTATTCAAGACAATCTGTGCATTTCCAAGATTCGGGTTCTGGGGCGTTACGGTGCCGCCCTCAGCGATATTGTTTGCCACCAGCACTGGCGGAATCGGAACGTTGACGGTATCGCCGCTATGCGCCAGAACAGGCTCATAATCCCGATTCACCAGATTTCCCATGACAAGGTTGCCCACCAACGCCGAAAGGGCATCTGCGGCAACTAACTTGACAATTGCATTTGCCAGATTGGCAGATGTAATGATTGACATAAATCTCCTGTTTGTAAGTGACAGCGACTTGCGCCGTCGTGTTTGCGGCTAAACGGTACTGCGCAGCAGGCGCCGCTTCGGTCCAATACTCCGAGCCTGTGCGTGTTGCGGGGATCGTCGAAACTAAGCCCCGCGCAAAGCCTGCCAGGCCAGCTTGGCAATGTGCTGGCGCGCACGATCCAGATCCTCTTTATTCATTCCGGGGCGGATTTGATCCAGCACGATGGAATGATTCTCCTCGTGATACCCGGACCGCATAGGCTTTTGGCCGCCGCTGCCGCCCGAGATTCTCGCCGGCATCAGCTCCGGATTTTCTTGCACGAAACTTGACACATATTCGGGCAAGGGTTTCGAATCGCGGGATTGCAACCGCCCGTCTTCGCCACGAACAATTTCATCCTTGATCGCGCGAAAGGCCAGTTCGAGCTTGGCCACACCCGCCCGTTGAAGTTCGGAACGGATTTGTGCATGACGCTCAGCTTCCTCGGCCGCGGCTCGAGCTTGTCGATTCTCCTCGGCCATTTGATTCAGGCGGGATTCCAGACTCTCGCGTCGTTTTCGCTCCTCCTGCAGCTCCGCGCGGTAAGCCGGCTCCGATCTGCCACGCTCGGCCTGCATAAACTCTTCGATCGCTTCGCGAATCAGATTTTTCATGTCACTCATATGCTCTTTGTTATGGGTTGCCTGTTCTGCCATCCGTCTCTCCTACTGCGCAGGGCTCGATTCAATCTCTCGCGCAATCTGATCTTTGACTTCCTGCCGCGCATCGCTTAGATACTTCATCGCGAGCCGCTGGTAAATCTCCTTCTGCAGAGTTGGCGATTGAATCTTCATCTGCAGAAGGCTGGCCGCCTGTTGCAGTTCCGTCGTGAAATCCGTTATGTTCAGTTCGTCGAGTCCGGCGACCGAGACCTGAACGCCGTCCTCGCGTGCCGCTACGATTGCTTCCAGAATCCGGCGCGCACAGCCTTTCACAAGAGACCCGAAAGCTCGTAGCACCTCTTCCGTGATGGTGAAATCGAGCAGCTTACTCTCTGCCGATTGAGCGTGTCCGGAAATGAGCTCGCCCGATGCCTGGGGCAGATAACAGACTCTGTAAATTTCCTGCTTTAGAGCTTCCAGATTCTCGGCGGCGATTTGATATACCTTACCGTCAGGTTCAGTCCATCCAAATCGATCCTTGGGACCAAGCTGGATAAAGTAACTCTCACCGACAATCTGGTTCCATTCGCGGTCCGAGTAGATCACCGGCATCGCAAAGAGACCCATAGTAATCGCCCAGCTCAAAGCATTCGCCTTATTAAAATGCTCGAGCTGTATCTGGGCGGCCTTGTCCATTAACCAAAGTCCCTCGCCCATGGTCAAATCGATCAACGGCACACGCTGTTGCCGCGCCAGACCATGTGTCCCGCTCGCAATCAGCTCGATAGGTGCGTTGTAGCGGCCTTCATGCACAACTTTTCGATAGATTCGGTATTCCGTCCGATCGTAGTAGCGCCAGTAAGTCTCTTCGGCACTTACATCGCCATAAAGATCGGATTGGCGCCTCACCACATAGCGCAGTACGACCCAATCGTAATCACCACGCTCATTGCGACTCCAGTTGATAAGTTCTTCCGCTTGATAGCGGACGAGAAAGGCTCGCGAAAGACCTGTGAGATCTTCTTCGGCGCGCGTGTGAGCATCCTCTGCCTGACGTGGAAAGTCGATGAGAATGTGACTGCTGCCTGCGACCAGTGCGTCTATGAAACAGCCCTTCAGAAAATTGGCCAGTGTTGTCCCGCGCAGATCCGCATCATCGGCAAACTCAGCCAGAAACGCACGTCCAGATGCCAGTCCACCCTCCATTTGCAGGCTCGGTTCGCGCCGAAACAACGTCGCCGCGTACCAGTCCAGGATGGACCCGACGTAGTTTTGGTAAAACACACGCTGAAGCCGCTCGCTATAGATGTCCAGCGGTTCCTTCTGGCGGCGCAGCAGATAGTCCGCGGCATGGTTCTTGAACTGGTGCCCTCCCGCGTACAGGTCGCGGTAGGCGTGCCACATGAGTCGCTTGTGTCTGAACTCAGGGCGTTCTTTTTCAAAATCATTCATGTTTGCGCTCGTCTTCCATTCCTCAAATCAGCCGCTTATCTCGCTCTCCGGCCTGGGGCTTCTCCCCGAAAAGTTCCCAAATGGCATAGCCCAAGGCATCGGAGACATGCGTGCGTCTCGGGTCGCGGAGCTTATCGATGACGCCCGAATCCGGTTTGAACATTACTTCTTCCAAATCCCGAATCAATTCCCGGCAGCGTGGATCAACTTCCAGGCGAACTTCGCCCAACGCATTCGTCAGAAGTCCATTCACCAGTCGCACCCGATTCAGCACGGGCGGGTTACTCACCGGAACCCGCACCTTGAAGTTCCGAATACCGGCCCGGGTGAGATACGTCTGAATTGCCGCATAATCGTTCAGACCCGTCGTGTGAAGGTTCCGGCCGCTCGCATCGCCGAAGATTTCAATCCCGCCAAGGTGCGCGCCGTAACGATTTTCGAATTCCATGCACGCTTCTTCGGTTGTTGCCCGCTCAAGTACGATCTCGTCGATTACACCCAAACGCGCCCCGGTCCACTGCAACAGCACGGAACTCATGGGCGAAACGTTGAAATCCAGGGACCAAAGCAACGTTTTCCTCGGATCGTATTTCTGAGGCGTAATATGAATCGCCGGATCGAAGCAGTGATAGACGCGATCGGCGCGGCTGTTCAGATATTCACCGAGTGCTTCCTGACGGTAAAACTTTGGATCATAGCTGCTCTCCAGGCGTTCATAATAGTCGGGCGTCTTTTCGAGCAGAAAACGATTCTCGAAGGGCTCTGCGCGAACACAGTCGTATCCTTTGACCGGTGATTTGATGAATCGGCGATACAGCCAGTCATGTCCCTGTGGCGTCCATACACCAAAACCGCAAAGCCTGGTGGCGCGCGGGTCACGTAACCGAGCCTCGAGTCGGAGCCACCCCTCCTCGCGCGTAAATGAGAGTTCGTCCACACCAAACCAGGCCAGATTCGTACCCCGCAGCCGCTCCGGTTCTTCTAGCGACCGCAACAGAATCGTGCTCTTCGCGGTGCCTACCCGAAGCTCGCCGTCCGACTTGTGCACCGTGAAGTCGACGTCTTGCTCTTCGAGCATGTTCAGAAGCGCAGCAAGTGTTGCATCGCGCAGCATCGGGAGCGTCGGTGCCGCAAGCACACCTTTCCGACCGGCGTTGATGTATGAGAGCCGTACTGCTTCGAAGGTCAAGGCGGCACTCTTGCCCGAACCGACCGGTCCGGAAAAGCCCTTTAGACGGGACTTCAGATTCTGAAATTTTGCCTGCGAGGGTAAAGGCAGATAGTTCCAGCACAGCGCTTGGCTAGCCGTTCGCTTTCGGCAGGAGCCGCCTCGCTTCGCCAATCTCAT